AGTGCAACGCTGAGCCTGGACAATACTGCAACAACTATTGCGATTGTCATTCGCCCCGCTGGCGCGCCGCCCTCAGCAGCACCGCACCGGCAGAGGAGAAACCCAATGAGTGAGGTTGATCAGTATTGTTTAGGACTCATCGCAGCCGCCTTCTTGGCGCTCATCGCCGAGTGCTATTGTTTACGCAAAGATTCCGACACGGGAGGTCGGCGATGAGTGAGGTTGATCTGGTTGAGAGGGCGGGGATGCTGGCTGAGTTCCTCACGTGTCAATGTTTCCATCTTCAGTCGGGCCCCCTAGAACAAAACCCCGAGTGTTGTGCGGCGCGTAGATACGCATTCACCGCCATCCAACTCGCCGAGGAGGTCGAGCGCCTGCGCAAGCGCAAGTGCAAAACCTGCGGTGAGAATTTAGAGGTCGGTGAGATCGGCAGACGTTTGGGTTTTCGTCCTGACATTCTCGCCCTGAAGCTAGGTCAGGCAGAAAAAGAAAACACCCGCCTCGCCGAGGAGTTGGCCGACATCCAAAACAGTCAGCGCATCATCCTTGCTGAAGATTGTCCGACAGACGAGGTTCACTGCGGCTGCGTGCCGACGTTGCGCGACGAACTCGAATCCACCCGTATGCAGCTCATCAGCTTCAAGGAGGCGTTGCGGGAGGCTGATGATGTGGCGGAGCGGCTGCGAGGGGCGCTTGGGAAGATCCGCGACGATCACCTTGAACTGGCTGGAGAGGAGCAGGACATCGCCCGCGCCGCCCTCAGCAGCACCGAGCCGGCAGAGGAGAAACCCAATGAGCCTACGTGAAGCAGGCAACACAGCGTTGCACATCGCGGGGGGTGCCGCGTTTGCATGCGCGGTGCTCTGGAGCGAGTGGCTGATTATCCTGGCGGTCTTGATCTTCGGCCTGCTGCGCGAGCAGGCCCAGCATCGCGACCAGGGTTGGTTTGGCTGGATCACCGGCCACCGGCTCTGGGAAGCGTGCCAGTGGGGTGTCGGCGCCGCGGTCGCCACCGGCCTGTGGATCTGGATTCGGTCATCGATTGACGCTCTGACTTGACAGATCGCTGATTTAGGCAAGCCTGTGGGGTGAATGCCCTCCGGGGGGAGAGCCTTGCCTACGGCGTCCGAAGAGCAACTTCAGGCCATCGGCCTGCACGAGCGTTACATCCAAACCTACAAACTCGCCCATTTTGGCGATTCCCCTCTCGAAATTGCTGCGATTGCCAAGCAGCTGAATGTCACCTCCGAGACCGTGAAGCGCCGTCTGGCGCTGGTCGAGCGGAAGCTTGCCGACCCCAACGCGATGCGCAGTGCAGCGGGTGGGCAGGCTCCCCTTGCCAAGAAAGATCCCAAGAAATACGCGAAGGCTCTGGCCAAGATGGCTGGCCCCGGCGTGCGCAATATTGCCGAGACAGCCCGCGAGTGTGGGCTCACCAAAGAGGCGGCAACCAAGATTGCCAGGGAGCTCGAGCGGGAGCTCGCGCCCGTGCAGCGTGCGATTGAGGACGTCCGGGTAGAGGATTTGGCCAAGCTGTTTGGGACGCTGAGTCGCGATGCGATCATTGCGGTTACCCAGGAAAAGCTCGATGGCGCCAACGCCCGAGATTTGGGTGTCTTGGCGGGCATTGGCTCCCAGAATTTCCAGCTGTTGCGTGGCCAGCCCACGCAGCGGCTCGAGATCAACGACCGCCGTGAGATGAACGAGCTGGTGAAGATGATGCTGGAGGAGGCGAAAAGGCGGGGTATCGAGATTGACGTGACGCCCGATGGCGGGGCGACGGCGGCGAAGTCGCCCTACAAGAGTGCCGCCGACCAGAGGATGGTAAAAGCGATTTCGAGCGGCGACCCAGCCGAGACGCTGGCGCCGGCATGAGCCTCCGCGGCCTCACCAAGGGCAGGCTTGCTCGGATGTCTGATGACGAGTTTCGCAAGAATCTCGTCACGATGTCCAACGAGCAGCAGCGCGACCGCAGGGAAAACCAGCTGCTCTACTACACCCCTGCCAGCGACAAGGCCATGCAGGTACACCGCTCGATGGCGAAGGTGGTGGGAATTGGTGGTGGGAATGGCTCGGGCAAGACCGAGACGGCCCTGGTCGAAGGCATCATGCTTGCGACCGGGGTTATCCCGGACTCGCTCCAGGATGTTCCCGAGGTCCGTGCGAAGATGCGCGGCCCTATCAAGGGCCGGGTGATTTGCGAGTCGCTCACCACGGTGTTGCACCCAATCATCTTGCCGAAATTGAAGTGGTGGGAGTGGAGTGGGATCGACATGCCCGGTGGCGATCGCGGCCATTTCGGCTGGGTTCCGCGGGACTGCCTGATTGGCGGGAGTTGGGACAAGAGCTGGAGTGAGAAGCTGCGGATGTTGCGTTTGCTGTATCGCAACCCCGACCATCCTGATGAAATCTTGGGCGAGAGCACCATCCAGTTCATGTCGAAAGACCAGGATCCCACCGACTTCGCTTCGGGTGACTTCCACTGGGTACTCTTCGATGAGCCCAGCACCTACGCCATCTGGCGCGAGAACGAGGCCCGCACGATGCGCGTGAACGGCCGGATGATGCTCGCGATGACCTGGCCGGACGACCCCTCGATCCCTGTGGACTGGCTCTTCACGGAGATTTACGACAAGGCGATGGCGGGTCCGAACAAGAGCAAGGAGCATGACTGGATCAATATCTGGACGACGGACAACAAGAATCTCGACCAGACTGCAGTGGCCGCGCAATCCGAGAGCTGGTCTGATGCCATCCGGGACGTGCGGATTTACGGCAAGCCCATCCGGTTTTCCAACCGGATTCATCCGCTCTTCACGCCCAATTCCGACTGGTGGTGCTTCGAGTGCGGGAAGACGATTTCTCCGATTGACGGTGCCTGCCGCTGTGGTGCAAAGAACATCCTAGCATTCACGCATGTGGGACCGTTTGAGCCGCAGCCTTCATGGCCCACGGTCTGGGTGCTCGACCCGCACCCGCGCAAGCCGCACATGTTTGCTTGGATTCAGGTGGGTCCTGATGACGACTGGTGGATGATCAGGGAGGGTCAGGTGGATGGTGACCCTACGATGGTCCGGGAATATGTCGATCAGGTAGAGAGTGACTTGGGTCTTGGTGTTGCGCGCCGGCTGATCGATCCGAACATGGGTAGGAGCCCTGCGACGACCGCGCGTGGGGTGACCTGGCAGGATGAGTTTGACAAGGTTGGCCTGTTGACCGATCTCGCAGAGAGTTCCGAGGTGGGCCGGTCGCGAGTGAACGAGATGTTGATTCCTGATCGCATTTCGCGTCGGCCTCGGCTGATGATTCATTCTTTGTGTACGCAGGCAATTTATCAGATGACCCGGTTTGTCTGGGACGACTACAGGCAGGCGCTGGAGAAGGCGCAGAAGCAGAAGGCGAAGGAAAAGCATGACGACTACCCGGCGATTTGGCGTTACTTTGCCAATTCCGACCCGGAGTTTTATGGTCTGCTAGGGGGCACGGAAATCATTCGGCGCAGCTCGAGGTTGGAAAGGCGACTATCGAGACAAGCGCAGCCCCAGAGTTTCGAGGGGAGGGTGTGATGGCAGTGAAGAAGAAGATTTCTTCTCAACGGAAAAGAATACAAGTGAAGACAAGCAAGAATTCTAAACCAATTACAGCCCACGTGGTTAAGACACCGAAAGGTCTATCAGGAAAGTGGGTATCTATTGGTGATACGATGCACGAGGTCAGGCCAGACGGTGTGCTGCGGAGGGGTGGCACTGGAGTCACTGTCAAGAATGTAGAAAGAGAAAAAGCAAAGGTTCCTGGTGCATTTCAAACAGAGAAGGGTGGTCCTGTCAGGAATTCTCGCAAGAAGAAAAAGGTTCAAAGGAGACGGTGATGCCGACAGGAATGGCCTATGTCTGTCAGGGGTGTCGGGGTGTTGAGGAGGATATCACAGAGATGTCACCTCGTGGCATCGTGACGGAGAAACTCTACTGCTCAAAATGCATCGAGCGGGTGGACGAGTACCTCGATGAGCGTGACGAGCTACACACCCATCTTGCTGAGCAGTGGGCTGAACATCGCGCTGCGTTGGCCTCGAATTTTCAGACTGCAGGAATCAGGAATCTTCCAGATGGCGGTTGAGATCAAGAAGCTGGCATGCTGCATGGTGTGCGACGAGCCCATCTTCGAGGTGGCTGCGAGGCACACCGAAGGCCCCTTCAAGGGGGAGGTGAGGCAGGTAGGTGCGCCGCTGCCGGGTGCGAGACGGATGTATATTGTGCGCATCTCGGGCAGTCACAGCTACTGGTCGGTGTGCCCTACGTGCCCGATTGTGCCTGGTGACATGGCGCGTCTTGCGAAGAAAGAGCTTCGTGCGATGGTGCGTGAGAAGCAGGTGATGGACATGAATCCTGAGCAGGCAGAGATGAACGGGAATATGCTGCGTCTGCTCGAGTACGACATTCCTTTGGGTGTACTGGGTGAGAAGCCCTGGTCGGAGGTTCAATGAACCACCCGACCAGGACAGCCCTCTCTAGCGGTTGGCGTTCCAGCCTCTCGGCTTGTGGTCTACTGATTCGTGGTCCCACGTTCCGTGATCGACGAGGTACTTCGATATCATTTCGGACAGTTCAAGCACCTCTTCGTGGTGTTCCCCGTCGAAGCAGAGTACCCCTGGGTGCATTTCTAGTTCCTCGCTCTTGCCGCCGTCGTCCCACTCAACATCCCCAAGGAAGAACCAAGTGTCCCGCGAGAATCCATCTTCCGGTGGGTCTGTGCTGTGTGACATCTTTTCGATTGACACTACCCTCCCGCCATGTGCGTGGAGGGTATGCTCGAGTTTCGTTGGCAACTCCATTCTTTTCTCCTTTCGTCTTGATTGACGCTTACATAGAGTATAGCACACCTGTCAACCCTACTCTTTCGTGCGATACACACATTCAAGTAGAGGTGGCCTAATATGAGTGCTCCTATTTTTGCAGAAGGCATCATCAAGCGGACGCGCCATCGTCGCTCCCGGATGAGCATCGACCGGCGGCAGGAGATTGTCGACCGGGTACTCAAGTTTGCCGAGGACGACATCGACAACCGCGTAGAAGACCGTGAGCGGCGCCTGCAGCGATACGCGAAGTACCGCATGTGGACCGAGAACCGTGAGGGGCCGTGGGGAGGGTCGAGCGACATCCCCCTCTCAGACATCACCGAGGCGGTACTGAATCTGGAGGACACGCTATCCAACGCGATCCTGGCCAACCGCCCTGTGGTCAACGCCAATGCACTCAAGCGGGAGAATGACGACAAGGCGTCTCCCATCGATCGCGTACTCGACAGCCAGTTTTTTGTTGAGCAGGAAGGTGAGAAGATTGTTGAGGAACTCGCGGAATCGTTCTTGGTAGATGGTGTGTTTACCGCTTACACACCTTGGATTCGCGAGAAGCGTCCTGTAACCGACCTTCGTATTTTCGATCCAATTCCGCCCGATGCAAATCCAATAACGTACTTCGAACAGCTTTTGCAGCAAGAGTTTCAGGGTGAGGATTTCTTCCGGGACAAAGATGAAGAGTGGAACTACCGGGTAGAACTCAAAGATCCCTTGATGCCTACCATCAAGGTGCGGTTTTACACCCGCAAGTCGGATGACTTCGTCGAGATGCTCATTCATCGGATGACTGAGGTCTACGATGGGCCGCGCACTATCGTGAAGGATTACAACGACGTGCTCACGCCGCCTCGGGTGGCAAACTTGCAGCCACCCAGCCCGAAGAATCCGGGTGGCTCGCCGCATGTAATCTTGGTGGATTACCCGAGAGTAGACGAGCTCGAGAACCTGAAGCGTGAGGGTTTCTACGACCTCGCAAACAGCGATGAGGGTGAAGACAAGAATGAACTTGGGATGCGCTCTCGTGATACCAGCCGGGACGAAGCGAACCAGCAAAAGGATGTGATCCAGGGTGTTCAGGACGAGGACCGGCCGACAGACCCCAAGCATCGGTCGCTGACTCGGTACATGTGTTTTGATGTGTTCGATCTCGATGATGACGGGATTGCCGAGGATGTGATTTTCTGGGTGCTCAAGGAGGACAAGGTTCTTCTGAAGGCCATGCCGCTGACAGAGATGTTCCCTTCGGACCCGCCTCGCCGGCCGTTGGCAGAGGCTGCATTTCTTCCCATCAAGGGCCGTCGTGAGGGGATGAGCCTGATCGAGTTGATGGAGGGGCTGCACGATTTCTTGAAAGAGACACTCGACATGGGGATGGACGGTGGCAGCCTGGCAGGGTCGCCATTCTTTTTCTATCGGTCGGGAAGTTCCCTGAAGCCTGAGACGTTGCGGCTGGGGCCTGGAGATGGCGTTCCGGTTTCCGACCCGCAACGGGACATTCACTTCCCGCAAATTCCTTTCGATGGGTCGTTCTTCTTCAATGCCTACTCGATTGGCCGGCAGCTCGAGGAGCGGCTCACCCTGGAAGGCGACTTGCAGTCGGGCAGGGTGCCGGCAGGGAAGTCTTCTGCGTTGCGCACGGTGGGTGGGATCAACACGATTCTCGCACAGGGTGAGGCGAGGCCCGAGCGCGTCTTGCGCCGTTTCTTCATGGGGTTTGCGGAAATCTACAAGCAGATGCACGAGTTGAACCAGCATTTCTTCCCGGAGGAAAAAGAGATTCGCGTGCTGGGAATCATCGATCCCGGTGAAGACCCCTACCCGAAGATTGTGCGGCAGAGCGACCTGGATGGCCGGTACGTGTTTGACTTCCGTGCGAGCATGCTGAACTCGAGCAAGTTGGCACAGCAGCAGGGTTTGGATCGGTTGCTGGCGCTGCTGGTGAATCCGCTCATGATTCAGCTGGGGATCGTGGGGCCGGATGAGATTTTCCGCCTGGTGCGCGACTCCGCGAAGGTTGTGGGTGTCGACCCCAACCGATACCTGAAGGAGCCGACGCCGGGTGCGGGCAGGACGCGGATTACTGCGAACCAGGCCATCTCGGTGATTTTCGATCACATGATACCCGATGGCGTGCCGGCCGAACCCAGCGCGCAGGACCACCTCGACCAGTTGCAGGGGTTCATGAAGGACGAACGCTTCGGCTTGCTCGATGAGGCGCAGACCAAGGCGTTTGGATCCTGGTTGAAGCAGGTAATGCAGCTGGCAATTTCGGAAGAGGGCCAGCAGAAGGTTGCGGAACTCACCGAAGGTTTCCAGCAGAAAATGGCTGGGGCAGGTGGAGGCAACGGCGCCGCGGCTCCTGTGAACGACGGGGGGACGCAGGTGAATCAGAATGAGCTTCTCGATGAGACGCTTTCCAATCAGGGTGAGGTGAAGCAGGGATGAGCGATTTTGATCGTGATAGGGACTGGACGCCACATCTTGAAGACAAGAAACATGAGCAGGCGTTGTATTCGGCGTCCAACCTCAGGGCGCTCAGCCGCGCGGAGCTCTCGGTTTCCCATGTTACGGGTGATGAGCACTGGGATTCCTTCTTGCAGCTGATTCAGGGGAGGCTTGAGGAAAAGCGATCGCAGCGCGCTCAGGCATTGACTGCGCTGGAAGCGTCAAATGATTTTTCAGCCGATACCTTGATCACCCAGAAGCTCATCGTGCGGCAATTGGGTTGCGAGATAGAGGCGCTTGAGTGGGTGATTGAGCTTCCTAAAATTATCAGGGAGCAAGGTGAACGAGCAAAGGAACTCCTTGGAACTATTGACAAAACCGCTCACTGAAGTTCGTTGTCCGAGATGCACTCACAAGCTTTTCGAGTGGCATCCTGATACACGAACTCTTGTTAGAGTATTGTGTCGTCGTTGCAAGCAAACGGTAGAGGCGCGCCACGGCTCTATTGAAATCGGACAGATAATGGTTGACAGATGTAGAACTATCAGGTAGCGATCTATTGTAGGACAAGAGTCCGAGGCCCTTAGCGCCATTGAGCGCACGAGGCCCGCTTGGTGAGTAATCACCTCGCGGGCTTTTGTTTTTTGGAGATACGAATCCATGTTGATCATTCCGGGTGCAGACGAAGCTCAGGCTGCTGCAGCCAATGAAGACCCCACCAACACTGAAGATCCCACTCAGACTGAAGAAATCATCGATCCTACTGAAGAACTCGAAACCGAAACCGCGCCGGAGACGGCTCCTGATTTGACTCAGGAACTTGCAGCCGAGCGCGAGCAGCGCATCCGCCTGGAAGAGCGGCTCGCTGCGCAGGAAGCCAAGCCGGGGCCGGCCGCGGTTGAGCCTCCCAAGGAACTCACCCGCGTGCAACTCCGCGAGGCTGTGGACAACGGCCAGATTGATCAGGACCAGATGGAGACGCTCTGGGCTGACCAGGAGCGGGCGAAGACGCGCAGGGAGGTGGCGGCAGACAATGACGCCCGCGACCGCGAGCGTCAGACGACCAGCGTCATCCAGACGGACACCGCGAAGTATCTCGAGTCTCACCCGGAAATTCGCACGCAGGGTTCTTCTGACTGGAACCGATTGAAGTCGGAGTACGACTATCTGGTTTCGTTGGGTGACAAGGACAACAAGACCACCGAGCTCAAGGCGATGCGTGCGGCCTTTGGCCCGCATCCGATTCGAGAAAGTTCTTCGAGGCGGCGCCAGACGCCCAGCGAGACATCGACCTCGCAAGGTGGTGCTGGTGGCGACGGCCGGTCGGCGAATATCTGGACGAAGGTTCCTGAGCATCTCCGAGTTCCCTACAAGAAGATGGTTTCGGACGGCGTGATGACGCTCGAGGATGTGAAGAAGGACATTCCCTACATGAAGGATCAACCCTCTTGAGTGCCGCACCGCAGATTTACGTTCCCGGTCAGGCCCAAGTTCCGCGTGGGCCGAAGGTGCATCCGGGTAGGAAGACCCGACAGTCTGCAGCGACCTGGGTGCTCGATTACCTCGTGCCGCGGAACAAGACCATTTTGCTCTGTTTCAAGTGCAACCACAATTTCAATCCGAAGGTGGTGAACTACGTTTCTTTGAACCAGCGGTTTGGATGGGTGAGATCCACCTGTGACGGATGCAAGAATCCGCTTGTGAACTGCTTCATGTACACACACGAATCTCTACTTGGGACAAAGCACGGTCAGTGCTGGGATCCCAAGTTTCTCTGAGGAGGAGACAAAATGGAAGCGATGGGAACTCTCAGCGGTAACTCCGTACTCATTGTGAAGTATCAAGCTTCAGCAACGCAATCAACGGCAGGTGTTTTCCAGGTTGCTGCTGATCAGGTGTCTGCCCATCTGTCTTCGGTGGCGCTTGCAACCGCTGGAGCTTCAGCGGTGGCGCTTGGGACGGTCGGTGTGGGTACCGATACGACCGGAACAATCGGGGCTACCGACACCGTTGATGCGGATCTTTTCGTCAGCGTCGCTGTGAATCCCGATATAATCATTCGCTGCAAGATGACCAACGGAGCCACGGAAGACACTGCGTTGGCCATCCAGGAGACTAGCGCTGCTTCTTCTACCGGGATCAATGCGACCGGCGTGACCGCGCTCAAGGAAGGGATGATCTGGGGCTACGACGGCGGAAACAAGGGTTTCTACCGGCGGTGCGACGTCACTACGGGGAGCGTGACGATCAACTTCCCGTATGCCATCGCTAGTGGTGATCGTTTCCTTCATGCCAATTCGTACCCGTGCGTTGGGTCGGCAGCTGGGTTGTCCAATGGTCCGAATTTGTCGACGTTGGTTACGCAGGCGGATGCTTCGACAGCGAATCCAGGCACCAACGACACTTTCTTTCTGTTTGGTGTCGAACTTGGAACCGAGGATAACGATGGTGCGAACAACAGTTTTTACCATCTGATTCAGAACCAAAGCATCTTCGGCAACATTCAGTCGTCGGCGTAATCGGCGGATTTGATAAGGGGGGTCTCTCATGGCCGTACCGCATATTTCAACAAATTTTGGCGACATCCTCGATCCGCAGTTTTCTCGGATCTTCGATGAGGAATTCACGCAGCTTCCCGACAGGGTGTCGGACTTCTACACGATTGTGGGGTCCGGGCCGCGAGGGGGCCGCGAGGGGACCGGACGCAGTGGAGTTCGCTCGGAACGCTGCCGAACCTGACCGAGTTCACCGGGACTATTGGCTACCAGAGCCAGAGTCAGGGGTACGACACCACGGCCACTCACATCGAGTGGGCCAGTGGTACCCAGGTCGAGCGGAAGCTGTTTGACGACGGTCTGCACAACATCATGAATCAGAAGCCGGCTGCGTTGGCGATGGCTGCCAACCGGACGCGCCAGTCTCATGCGGTGCAGATTTTCTCAGGAGCCTTCTCGGCTGGTAGCTCGTTCTTCGTGAACTCCGAAGACAAGGCGATGTGCAGCGACTCGCACACCACCACTTCAGGGGCGTCGACCGTGGTTGGGTTTGACAACCTTGGGACATCGTCTCTGACGGCTGCAGCAGTCTCGGCTGCTCGGACGCAGATGCGTGGTTTCCGCGGCGATCAGGCCGAGCGAATCACGGTGATGCCAAACGAGCTGCTCGTGCCGCCCGACCTCGAGGACAAGGCAATTGAGATCACGAAGTCGGAGAAGAATCCGTCGAATGCAAACAATGCCGTCAATCCGCAGCAAGGCCGCTACCGGCTGACCGACTGGGAGTATCTCCCGGACACCAATAACTGGTGGCTGATGGATTCTGGCCTCCGCGTGAAGAACCTCTTCTGGATCGACAAGGTCAAGGCCGAGTTCGGTCGTGCCGAGGCGTTCGACACGTTCGTCGCGAAGTTCCGCGTCTATCAGCGGTACTCGTTTGCTTGGACGAACTGGCGCTTCGTGTTCGGATCGCAGGTTTCCTAGCGATGCCGGAAAAGAAGAAGGTCGAAGCCAAGAAGGTCGAGCTGAAGAAAAAGGCTGAAACCAGGTCGGCCGAGCCGGCGCCTGCGGCCCCTGCCAAGCCCGAGGGTCCGAAATACTCGGCTTGGCAACTTCGGCACATG